AGAGAGATATGGCAGAATTCCACCGAGTAGAGATAAATGAGAAAGCACCACAGGAGATTGACCCAGAGTCAGAAGAAGCTGTTGATGCAATATCTGAAGAACAAACGCAAGAGGATAGACCTGAATGGTTACCTGAAAAGTTCAAGAGTCCTGAAGACATGGCTAATGCCTATAGTGAACTTGAAAAGAAATTGGGAGCAGGGGCTAAAGAGCAAGAACAAGAAGAAGGAGAGGAAACCAACGAGAATGAACAAGATGACAACCAAGAGGAAGATACGAATACTAATGATGTTATTGTGGAAGCTAGTAAAGAGTTCTTTGAGAATGACGGTGTTATATCTGAAGAGACCTATAAGAATCTTGCTAAGATTGGGCTACCGAAGGAGTTAGTAGATAGCTACGCTGCTGGTCAACAAGCACTACAACAAAGTGAAGAAGGTAGTATCAAAGCTGTTACTGAAGGTAACTGGGATCAAATGGCTGAATGGGCTGCTAATAATTTATCACCTGAAGAAGTAAATACTTTTGATGAAATCGTACAAAATGGTACAGTTGAACAAGCTAAACTAGCTACCAAAGGATTATACGCACAATTTAAAGCAGAGAATGGAGTTACTCCTAAGTTAGTACAAGGTGCTGTAAGTGGTTCATCAACAATGCCTTTTAAATCTAATCAAGAACTTGCTCGTGCAATGTCTGATCCTCGATACAAAAGTGGTGACAAAGCTTACCACGAAGAGATTGACAGACGCATAGCAGCGAGTCATAATTACTTATAATTTTTCATCAAGTTGGTTCATATATATGAAGCCTTGGACTCCATCTTTTTTCTTGCCAGTGTTGGTTCTGGTTCTTTTAGGTGGATGTTCCAAGGCTTCTTTTTATCCGTTAGCAGGGAGTGTGGGTGGAGCTACTGTTGGTAGCCTTGGTGGTCCTGGTGCTGCTGCTGGTGGTGCTGCCCTCGGATGGGGAGTAGGAGAAGGAGCTAAGTTGATGGAGGAGAACAAAGGATTAGCTAGTAAAGTAAAAGCTTTATCTGAAGGAGATGTACAAAAACTTGTACAACAACAACTTAACGAAGAGATGGATAATGGATTCTTTGATTCTATGTTGGATGAGATATATGGTTTTTTGAAACTCTGCCTTGTTGGTGTTATTCTTTGGAATGTAGTACCGTTAATCTACACACGCTATGTTCACAATAAAGCACAAAACAAATGAATAAACTATTAAAATTTTATAACTCACTTACAAAGAAGGAGAAAGCTATTGTCTTGACTGTTCTTTGTTTAGGTGGAATTATTATACTAAATACACTTTAACAGACAATTAGTATAACTAATGTCAAGACCCACTGCGGTGGACAATCTCGAACGAAGGTTACAACGAAAGTCGCAAAACAAATACATAAACATTAATAACAAAATACATAAGGAGATAATATATCATGGCTAATGGAGATACATCCCCCTCACGTGTAGGACAAGTTAATAGTGCTGGTGATGTAGATGCTTTGTTTCTTAAAAAGTTTAGCGGAGAAATCTTGCAAACCTTTGAGGAGTCGAACGTCTTCAAACCACTACATACTGTTCGCACAATTGAAAACGGTAAATCAGCTCAGTTCCCTGTAACAGGCGTAGCTTCTGCTGACTATCACACACCAGGCGAAAACATCGCTGACGGTGGAAACTCATACCTAAGCGACATCAAGAAAGCAGAGAAAGTAATTACAATCGATAAGATGTTACTTGCTTCTACCTTCTTGGCTAACATCGACGACGTAAAGAATCACTACGACATCCGCAGCGTTTACGCTAACGAGTTAGGTAAAGCTCTTGCAGTTCGTTTCGATACTGCTATTGCTAAAGTATTCATCGCTTCTGCTCGTTCAGCTGCTGCTGTTACTGGCGGTAAAGTTGGAGGAATCCTCGATGTTTCTGCTAACGCAATGGGAACAGGTGCTGATTCATCTGATGACGCTGTCAACACTGATCCAACAGGAGCAGAACTTGTTGCTGCTTTATTCACTGCTGCTCAGAAGCTAGACGAAAACGACGTTCCTAGTGACGGTCGTTTCTGCGTACTTCGCCCTCAAGAGTATTACAAGTTAATCACTGGCGGTGCTGGTGCGTTGGCTATCTCTACTTCAGCTGTCAATAAAGACGTTGGAGGAGTAGGAAGCATTGCTTCAGGATCAATTCCTCAAGTTGCAGGTATCACGATCTACAAAAGTAATCACATTCCTTCAACTGATTTATCAGCTGTTACTTCTGGAGACGGTGCTGCAAGCAATGATGTCTTCGGTGCAAATGGAGCAGGTTATAATGGTAACTTCACCAATACTCTTGGTATCGTTGCTCACTCTGCTGCTGTCGGAACAGTTAAGCTTCTTGATCTTGCTACTGAAAGCGAGTATCAAATCGAGCGTCAAGGAACACTTTTTGTTGCTAAGTATGCTATGGGTCACGGAGTTCTCCGTCCTGAGTGTGCTATCGAGTTACAGAAATAATTCTCTCTTCGGTGTTGGGTGGTCTGTGATTCGTTCCGCACCCTCCACCGATATTTTTATTTATAAAAGCTATGGCACTGACAACTAAACTGGAAGCGGTAAACATAATGATCTCTGTAATAGGAGAGTCACCTGTTAATACTTTAAGTGGAACTAGTGTTCCTGTAACCGTCACACAGGCAGTCCATGCGTTAGACGAAACCAGCAAAGCTATCCAATCAGAAGGATGGCATTTTAATACAGAGTATGATTATCCACTTGTACCAGATTCTGTTACAAAAAGGATTACTCTTCCTGTTAACACTTTAAAAGTAGATTTAGACCCTGAGTTAAACACAGACACAGACGCTGTACAAAGAGGTCTTAAACTATACGACAGGAAAAACCACAGGGATACTTGGACCAAAGACTTAAAAGCTATTATTACTTTTGAGTTAGAGTTCGAGGAACTACCTGAACAATTTAGACATTACATATCTGTTAAATCAGCTCGCATCTTTGCTGCTAGGTTCTTAGGTAGTCGTGAGATAGAAGGGTTTGCTTTAAGAGATGAGATAGAAGCTAAAGCTAGGGCTATTGAAAGTGACTCAGAGAATGCTGACAGAACTATCTTTGATCACTATAGCGTAATGCGAGTAATTGACAGATAATGCCTTTGCTCAACACCAGCCTTCCCAACCTTGCCCAAGGTGTATCACAACAGCCTGACAATTTAAGATACCCTGGACAGTGTGATGAACAAGTAAACGCTTGGTCCACTGTAGTAGAGGGATTAGTAAAAAGACCTAATAGTAGGTTCTTATATGATACTGACTTAGGTGCTAATGTTAGCTCTAATTTATTTAGTCACTATGTAGATAGAGATGAACAGAATAAATATGTTATTACCTATGACTCTGTTAACGGATTAAAAGCTTTTGATCTTACTGCTAATGTTAAGACTTCAATACATATTAACGTTCCTTCTATTGCAGCTTCTAACTATCTAAGTACATCTAATCCTTTACAAGACCTAAGAGCTTTAACAATAGCAGACTCTACCTTTCTTGTTAATACACAGAAGACTATACAAAGAAACACAGACGAAGAGTTTAGAACAGCAGACCTAGAGACAGACGCTTTAGTATTTGTTAAGCTTGGAGACTACGATAAAGCTTATAGTATTTTTTTATCAGGAAAGTTAGTTCCTATTGGTAGTAGTTTTCCAAATGGAAGCGAACATAATTACACTACACACGGTGATGCTCCTGCTACTTATATAAGTGGAAAAGCGGGACACAGTGATGGTAAATACGCAGATACTGAATACATCGCTAAAGACCTTACAACCTGTTTAACTGATTATGTTAGTTCTGCTAAAGCTGTTAAATCAGTTAATATAGCAGGCGGTTCAGGTTGGCATCCTACAGGAGGAAGTAGTTGGAGAGGTACTGCTTTTACTTATGAGTTCTTCATAGATCAATACGATTCTGGAACAGGGTTGCTAACAGCTTCAGGAGCTAAGGGTTGGGTTATATTTGGAGGAGACGGTTCAGTGTCATCTTTTGAACTAACACATGAAGGAGCTGATTACCAACCATCCAATACATCAGGTGTAAACACTAAGTACACAATAAGGCAAGTAAGGCAGTGGACTAAAAGGTATTTTGGAAATTTTAAGAAACACCAAACTAGAACCGATATCTACGATAGCAGTGTGACTTTAGATTCTACAGGTGCTGTAATAGCTACTGTTAATCCTTTGTCTATTACATTCCCAATTACGCTTTCAATAAATGTACCTGGAGATTTCGTAGGTGTAACAGTAACTCAACAAGGAAGTGTTATAAAAATATCTAACACTATAGACTTTCAAATAAGAGTTTCTGATGGATTAGCAAATCAAGGATTAGGAGTAATATATAAAGAAGTGGACAGTATTACTGACCTTCCTAAATCTTGTTTTAATCGCTTTAGGGTTAAGGTAATTGGCGAAGCTGAATTAGAACAAGATGATTACTACGTGCAATTTAAAACAAAAGATAATGAAGATTACGGAGAAGGTTCTTGGATAGAGACATCAGGTTGGAACAGCGATTTAACATCGGCAGATAAGTTGTCAGGAATAGACAGTGCGATAGATATTGAAACTATGCCTGTCAGATTAATCCCTTCTCCAGCTACAGGTAAGATTACAAGTTTTGACTTGCAATTAATTAATTGGACACAAAGAGAATCAGGTGATGATTATACTAATCCATACCCTTCTTTTGTATCTGAAAGCGGACAGTTTGTTACATATTCAGGTTCTAATTATTCTTGCATCAAGTCTCATACTTCCAGTGGTTCAATCTTACCTACGAATACTACTTATTGGAAAGCACAGACAACAGTACCTAGTAACACGAAGGAATGGGCTTCAGGTATTGAGTATTTAAAAGGAGCAGAAAAACGAATTAACGATATCTTCTTCTTTAAGAACAGGTTAGGATTGTTAACAAATGATTCCATTGTGTTCTCAGAAGCAGATGAATACTTTAATTTCTTTAGGACCACAACACAAACCTTACTAGATTCTGCTCCTATAGATGTAGGAATATCTCACACTAAGATCAGTCTTCTTAAATACGCACAAGCGTTCCAAGAGAAGCTCATGTTATTCTCTGCTAAGACTCAATTTGTGCTTAGAGGTAGGGATTTGTTAACTCCTAAGACTGTTACTATATCTCCAGTTACTGAGTATGATGTATCAGAAAGTATAAGACCGTTAGCACTTAGTAGTCACATATACTTTAACTTTAAAAGAAATAGCTTTGAAGGTTTGCTTGAATACACTGTTGATAATAACACAGAAACATACGGAGCAACTGAGATAACAGAACAAGTTAATAAGTACATCCCTTCTAACATCGTAAGGATGGAAGGTAGTGCATCAGAGAATATGATTATTGTACAGACAGACTCCGACTATAAGAAGTTGTTTGTATATAAATACTTTTGGCAAGGCAGAGAGAAGATACAGAGTTCCTGGATGACCTTTACTTTTAATAAAGATGTAAGAAGTTTTTACTTTATTGAATCTACTTTGCATATCATTACCACAGACAGTGACGGTACTTATCTAGAAAAGATACCAATGGAGAATGGATTGGTGGACACAGGTAAGAACTATGCTTTATTGTTAGACCACAGAGTAGACGGTAATTCTTCTTATGTAGGTCTAGGTGGTTGGTATCCTACAGGAACTCCTACTCCTTTAAGTATTAACGGTACTAACCTTACTAATGTCAGTTTGATCGTAGGTGCTAATGGTTTTGAATTTAAAAGCGGTATGTCTTTCTATACTAAGAACGGAAACAAAAGGACATTGACTATAGATAACGCAGACCCTACTAGAGCAGCTGTGAGTGGTCTTATCGCTAGTTTTGTATCTTACTCTAGTCATGTAACGCATAACAATAAGACATATAAATGCACACAAAACCACACAGCAGACGCAGCTAAAGAACCTGGAGTGGGTGCAAATTGGGAAGACTATTGGAGTGAAATCACTACAACTATACAAGCGTTAGCTTGGTCTTTAACAACCCCTTACATTACAGGAGGTTTATATCTTTGTACTACAGGTCATACTTCATCACCTACTATCCTTCCTGATGCTGCTGGTTCTTTATATTGGAACGATGCTACTGGGCTTATTGATTCTGCACCTGAGTGGAGTCCAAATGGTTACGAATACATTAGTCAATATGACTTCTTTGTAGGCTTTGAATACGATATGTTATATAGGTTCTCTAAGCAGAACTTAAAGCAACCTACAGAAAGAGGAGGACGATCTGCATCTGATTATACTTATCAAACGATTCGTAACGGTAGTATTGAATACTCAGAGACAGGACACTTTAATGTGGAAGTCACACCTAAATTTAGAGATACCTACACTTACACCTACAACCCAAGTTTGTTAGCCTCTGTCAGTACCCTTAATAAATTCACACCTGAGACTGGATTCTTTAAGTTTGCTGTACAAGCTCAACCTAATGATGCCACTATCGAAATTAAATCTTCTAGTGCTTTACCAGTGAAGTTACTATCTGCTGAGTTTGAATCTACAATCATATCAAGGAGTAGACGCTATGGAGGTTAAGATAGAAAAAGCTTATGCAGTGGAAGACGCTCCTTTGTTATATGATGACTTACGGGAAGAAGATATGATGGAATGTATAGGTTTAATGCACCACCCTAGAGACGCTGTGTACGGATCTTTTGAATCAAGCAGTAAATGCTATAGCGTCAAGACAGATCAAGACGGATTGTTAGCGAGCTTTGGAGTGAGTCCTAGAGGGAACATTGGAGTTTGTTGGTTGCTAGGTACAAGGAATTTTTATAAAGTAAAGAAGAAGTTTGTTAAAGAATCACAGATGTGGATAGACGATTTAATGGATGGATTTGATTACTTAACTAACTATGTCATGGAAGCTAATACACTAAGCGTCAAGTGGTTGACTTGGTTAGGGGCTACTTTTCAGGATTGCAATATCCCTGGTTATAAGGCATTTAAGATAGAGAGGAAGTAATATGTGTGACCCAATATCAATAGCAGCTATAACAGCATCAGTAGGTTCATCTATTGCAGGATATGCAGGGCAAAGACAACAAGCTAAAGCACAAGCAGCCTATCAAGCCCAATCAGCAGCAGCGGAGCGTCAAAGAGCGTTACAGGAACAGTCCTCAATTAGGATGCGACAAGCACAAGAGCAAGAAGCTACGGCTAGGGAACTTGAACAAGTCAGTAGGAAATCCCAAGAAGCGTTAGCTAGAGCTAGAGTTTCAGCAGGGGAAGCAGGTGTTGCAGGTGCTAGTGTTCAAGCTTTGATGGATGACTATACTAGACAGGAAGCAGGGTATAGAGCAGCAACTTTAAGACAACAAGAGTTAACAGGAGTAGGTACACAGCTAGGATTAGAACAAGCTGGATTAGCTTCTCAACAAAGACTTATCAGTATTAATCAACCTAT